CTATCAGCTTAATTCTATCAGTAATCCTCCCTCTATATGTCTCTATCACTGCCATGTTATTCTGATACTGCATATCATCTCTAATCTTATCGTATAAATCCGTATCATCATCCATCACTATAGGCATAGTACTATCAGTAGCTGTCACTCTCTCCTGTCTATTAGTTAGTGATGTACTCCATAGAATCTGCATCTTAATAGTATTTAATAGATATGCTTTCACCTTACCAGGATCATTCACCTCTATATCTATATTACATAAATATAAAAAAGAGTTATTTATTACAGCATCAGCAGATATTGTAGACTTCATTCTTACTAGAAAATAGTTAGTATATTTCCTTATCTCTTTGTAGTGAGCTGATATGTAGTTGTCAAGTATAGGTCTCATACCATTGCTTGAAATCCTTAAGCCATATCTTTCTCCTCACACTACCGCAGAAGCATTCTTTATCAGGAGTAGCTGTCAGTCTTATTTTAATGGGCTTGAGTTTTATTAGATTAATCTTATAAGACTGTTCTTTCTCAGGTAGACTGAAAACATATTCTATTATTACTTGCTCAGCTTCAGTAAACATTCCTGTAGTATAAACGATAGTAAGGCTACAATAGTTGCTTCAATGAATGACCAGGTGCAAATTAATGTTAGCCAAAAAGATATGCATTTAATACAGCTAGCAGATGAATGTAGATAGATTGCTAGATTGCTAAACCTAATTTTCCTAAAGATTGAGTCAATCAGTAGTTGTAATGGCTCAAAGTTTACTATAAACCATGATATTGCGATGTATGTTATTATGTTCATACGCAAAAATAACAAAGGCAGCCATAAGACTGCCATAAAGTTATTAATTATTTAGATAATTTTTCCACCATTTGAGGTAGAACTGCTCATTGACAGCCTTACCATTAGTGAATCTCCAAATGGAGCAGTAAGAGACTCCGATATCCTCAGCATAATGACTGAGCTTATATCTTTGGGTGAGCTTAGACTTGGTCTCCTTAATCATAAAGTCCTTTAAGCTCTGCCCTTTAGAAAGGGAGATCATCACCAGGTTGATCAGGTACATGAGCAGGAGCTACTGCAGCTGCAGTTAATAGCTCAATCTTCCATAACTCTAATGAGTTGAAATGCTTATCCTGCCATTCTCTACCTCTCAGATTAAATGATGCCTCCACCTCTTCACCTACTTTGTAGCCATCTAATAGAGCTGTTTTGTCTCCTGTAGCTTGCAAGCTGATGTATTGAGGATATTTGCCATCCTCTACTGTTATTACTACTTCTCTCTTAGAGAACTTCTCAGTCACCTGTACGGTATCACCTATCACTTTGATAAGTCCTTTAACTTTGTAATCATTCATATTATTGTTGTTATTAATTTATATACTCCGATCAGTGCAAATCCATAGACTACTATAGTTAGGATTATTGCCATTGTTTTTTCTTTCATACTACTTTGTCAGGGAATGGATTAGAAACACCATACTCTAGTATAGTTAGCTCAGTAGCATATTCCACAGCTTTCTTAGCTGCATATTTAGCACTGATGCCAGGATTGTTATGTATTAGTGCTTGCATGGCTGCAATCAAAGCAGCCTCATAGAATTGAACTCTCATGTTATTTATTATTTAATTGATTAATATACTTAACATAGTACTCAGTGCAGTGATGCAACCGTACCTTTATCTCCTCCTCAAGCTCTAGGTCTCTCTCAAATGATAGAGTAGTGATTCTCTTCTCAGGAGCTATGTGATCTACCTGATGCAGTGATAAGTTCTCCCATTCATTGAGTAGAGATGGATGAGTAGATACCATACAATAGCATAGAGTAGCATAGTTCTTATTATATAACATCATGTAAGCTCTTAGCTGCCATTCGTACAGTTTATTTATACCCTCTTCTGAGGTAGCAGGGAATGTCTCTAAGGACCATGATGTCTTAATGTCTATGATTTGGTCATCTGCTACGATATCAGCCTCTCCTGTGAGCCATTCGTTGTTTAGTCTCTCAGTGTTCTTAGAGTAGTTGCTAAACATTACCGAGTTGAATAGAGCTATAGAATCATTCTCCTGTAGATTGCCCTTATTAATATACTTATTATTTAGATCTACATTGTAACCGTAGAAATCTTGTTTAGCTACTGCTCTAATGTAGGTCTTAGTAGTTTCAGATAGCACCTCAGACTTAGTCCGAGATTCTATCATTAGTTTTCCGAGTGAAGATGGATGCCATTTCATAATAACATAAGTGCTTTATTCTGTAAATCTGTAAGCTCAAAGGTCTCTCTTAGCTTAGGGATAGTAAACTTACCATCCTGAATAGATACTAATGCCTCCTCAAATCTCTCCTTAGATAGTCCAGGCTTAGCTGCCTTAACAGGTACACTAGCTAGATTAGCATCATCATCTACTGATTGTAAGCATAAGATACTGCTCAGAGTATATCTACGATAGTAAGTGACTGCAGATCCTACTTGCTGAGGATTCAATCCTGCAGGTAATTCCATACATGACTCAATAGACTCATTAGAATCTATACAGATAATCTGAGTGCATACTGAATTGCCTTGAATAGGCTGCAGTAATAGTAAACCATTCTCTAATAAGATAGGCTCTACTGCCTCAGTGATTGCATTGATGTCACTGTAGGACTTTTTAAAGTGAGGATTGGTAGCATTCTTAGCTACTTTGCCGATTGACTGCTTAGCTTTGTGGAGCTTTTGGTGCAGGGTTAGTACAGGTGCTGGTACTACAGCTTTTGTTTTGGTTTCCATGTGTATAAATTTAAATTATTTCAACAAAGATAATCAATTAATTCATATCTGCAATAAAATTATTATAAAATATCATAAATTCATCAAAATTTCTTGCAATAAAGTATGTACCTCCTGCAGCTTCTATGCTTTCCTGATACCTCTTCTGCACTTCTGACTGCTTATCCTTACCATACTTCACCTCAATCTTAACAGATCTACCTCTAATGGTGGCAGATATATCAGCAGATCCTTTTGTACCTGTGCTAGGAGTATAAGTGCCTTTGAGCTGTCTAGTATTCTCACCTACCTGTATCTTCTTACCCTCTCTATAAACTCCCATCGTATTAATCCTTTCAGCTTGATAGCCTGAATAGGTTAGAAAGTGAATGATACATTTAGTGAGAGCATTGGCTGAGTTATCATTCCAATCTGATGCCGTTATGTATGGCATAGTAGGGTGCTTAAGTGTGAGGTAGTTAATCTCTAGGGCTTTGAGTAGTGTTTTGTTTTCTTTGTTCATAATTTATTTAACCATTGTTCGTGAATATTATTAGCTATTTGCGCTGTCATTATAGGAGGTACCGACATACCTATAATATATTTTGATTTTAAATTTAAGAAATTATAATCTTGAGGAAAGCTACCAGCTAAACAATTTTCTTTTTTTGTTAATGGTCTTGCGTGTTTCCAATGATAACTACCTCCATCCCTATGAGCTGCAATTGTTGGTAAAACTTTTTTTCTATCTAATTTACTTGAATTATGTAACATTCCTTTATGATGTACAGTATTAAATCCATCTCCTTCTTTACATTTTTCCCAACAAATTAAATAAGATGGACACATTTTTGTTTCGGCAATTGTTGTTTCTATGTCATCTATTTCTTCAAATGGTATTGATTTCTCGTTAAATTCCATTTCTAATTTTGGTATTTGAGTAAACATATCTTGCCAATATAAAAACTTACTCGCCAAATCTTTTCTTAATGCAACAAAGAAAACTCTTTCTCTTCTTTGTGGAACTCCCATTTTAGATGCGTTCAATAAAAAATGTTGACAATAATAACCAGCTTTATCAAATAACTTGTAAATTTCAATTACATAATTCTTTGCATTACCTAAAAGTAATCCTTTTACATTTTCAGCAACTACTACTTTAGGTTGTAATTCTTTTGCTAAATCAATAAAGTCAAAAAATAAAGTATCTAAAACTTGTAATTCTTGACCCTCTCTAAATACTTTTTCTTTACCCCAATCTTTTTCACGATTACCAGCCATTGAAAAACTGCTACAAGGTGGCGAACCATCTAAAATTTCAAGTTCATAAAGTTCTTTTGGTAAATCTTTTCTTTTCGCAAAAGTTGTAATTGATTCGTGAAAACTAAATTTTGGCTTATGATTTTCTTTATATACTTTAATCATTTTTTTATCAATGTCGTTATGTCCTATAACATCAAAGCCAGCTAATTTATAGCCCATTGTAGAACCACCTCCACAAGCAAAACAACTAAATATTTTACCTTTATCTTTTGTAAAAATTGTATCTTTTAGATTCCAATTGTAATTAAATTTGTGTGTTTTCTTTTCTTTGGTCATATCAATTATAATTTACTGTATCCCAAATATCAGGATCTCTCTGTGACTTAATCTCAAACCATCTAGCACCATTGCTAGATCCATCTACATACTCCTTACCATTGTATTCTGCATACTTCTTACACCATTTATTAAATGTTCTGTTGGTAAGGTACTTCTTTTGATCAGTGTACTCAGCTATAAAGTTCTCAAACATTGATACCTTATTTAATCTTTGGTCAAATCCTAAATTTTTATTATCTACCCATTCAATAAAGTCCTGAGATGTCTCATTAATAAACTTTCTCAGCTCTAGATTCTTAGCCTCAGATTCTACTAAGCCATTCTCTAGGTAATAATTCAAGCAGTTAATCATGTAATGGTCAAACCTTGCCCATTCCTGCTCATCCCAATCCTCAAATAGCATATAGCCAAATTCATCAAATGGAGTGTGATGTGTGCCAAAGTAACTACTCAGCTCTACTTCAAACATCCTCCTCTTAAAAGAGCCACCATCTGCTTTGATAGTGTAGTTAGTAGAGATTAATACTTTAGGTGAGTCTTTTACAGGTAGTTTAATTGCATCTCTACCTTTGTATTCAATAGTAAGACCTTCAGTGATTATACTAAATAAGCTCTCAAAATTAAAGTTCTTTCTTACATCATCAAATGCTAAGACCTGGCAGTCACTAGATACAGTCTGATAAGGGAATGATTTATTTGAGTCAAAGGTCTTACCATCAAT